TTTATTTATTTGCTCACCACCCCCATATTTAACGTCCATGGGGGAGGACTTATTACCCCTATCCCTCTAATTTACCGGTGGGACCACTCTGACCCTCCCCAGCTACGCTCCTCATCCGCGTCTGAGGCTCTGTCCCAGTACCCCTCTTCCTCGAACGCCTCATTCCACCAGAAATCATCGTCGCTTTCATCCCACACAGTACCATGCACTACCCACTGCGTCACGCCTGCTTGCTTCTTCAAGCCCTTCAGGCGCGTAGCTGTGGTTTTGTACTGGCGCTGCTTGGGAGGTCCCCACCTCACTGTGGGTGGGGGACGACCATGATTCCTGGTAGTCAATGGATGCGTGGGAGGCTTAAGAGGTTCTATTCGAGAACCTCTGGCCAAAGCAGCGGACACATCCACCGTCACGGGCACAAACACAGTCAAGGCAAACTCCTTTAGAGCCACTCCTTCACGCCCCCACAACACATTAGGATCGCGTTGGAGGGCGGACATCAACCCCTTCAATGATCTCACGTCTTCACCAGACACCCCAACAAATGCATTCTCCGGAAGATAGGAGAGTGCATCGTCCTGCATCTTGCGCATAGCAATCCCCAAGTACCTCACCACCTCCTGGCGTGCTGCTTCAAAAGCAGTCATCCAGCAAGCTGGTGGGCGTCCCAGAGAAATCAGGATCCCCGCCAGTCGTACTGCCTCCATCCCCAACAGCTTCTCCTTCTCCACCCAAAATGAATTGGGATACTGGAGTTGACCGAGCTGTCTGGCGATGTCAGCAACTACGTAGACGTGATCTTGACCATCCTCCTGCTCTGCGTAGAAGTAATACCCAATATACAAGAATGCACTCGTTCGCAGGGCCTCCCTTAAGGTCGCTGCACCAGCGGCGAACATATAGTCCTCCAGCCTTGCAATCAAACCAAGGTCCCTTCCAACTTCAGTCATATAACTGTTTAGGCTCTCACGTGATGGCACAGCAGTATCACCGTCCTCCATGGCCTTCGCCAATCTAGCAATGAGCCGCTGGATGTACACATCCATCAAGCAATCGTTGACCTTGGACTGCAGGGGAAACCCAGACGGTCCACCATGCTTCCATCTGTAGGTCTGTGCATTCACTGTGACCACAACACGCTCTCGGGCATACGC